TCGGCGATTTGGCTTTGCAATGCCTGAAGCTGCGTCTGAATTTCTGCAATATCGGCTGTTGATGCGCTAGAAGGCTGGCTTTCTAGCCCTTGGATAGCCTCGCCGAATACTGCGTCATAGGACGCTAACAAGGACGACGCCGATGGCCCTAAATCTGATTGATTATCTTGAACTGCGGTAAGCAGCGACAGGAAGAACCGATACCATTCACGGCTGATCGCGCCCGACCGCTCGTCAATAAAGGCGACGCGCGGCGGCGTTAGCTGGGTCGGGTTGGTAATCGCCGCCATCAGGCCCGCGTCCCGCTAAGGAGCAATTCAGCACCCATGATGTAGATGCGTACCGGATCGGTGCCGGACACTTCGTAGACACGGTCGCGGATTTTCATCGTCGCCCCAAGGCGGCGCCAGATGGTGCGGTAGCCGAACCGGCCGATCCGGCCCATCGACTTCCAATGTTCGTTCGACCATGTGTGACCGCCATCGTCCGACCAGCGCAGCATGACCTGCGGGTTCTCGCCTTGGCCAAGGTTAAGGCCAACGCCCGTCTCGCAGTCAAGCTGCATGGCGTGCTGGATTGTGCGGGCGAGATTGTTAGCGCCGGTCGGCAGCGCACGCCATGACCGCAGCCACTTCTGCGGCTGGCCATCATCGGCATACGTGCTCAGGTCAAACGCGTAAATTTTTCCGTTCTGGTAATCCCCGATGACGTTCGTGCTGTTGAAGAACATCTGGCTGTTGCCGCGATGACGGTTAAAAAGCCCGTCCTCAAACGAAGCACGCTCATGCCATGCGCCGGTCGCGACATCAAACACCCAAGTGGTGTTGGCGCTAGGAAAGTTCAGCACGTAAAAACTGTGGCCGTCCTGCTGGTAGGTATAGCCAACCGCGTCGGACATATCGGCGTATTCTTGCAATTGCCATTCAATAGCGTGCGTCGAAATACGCTGCCCCATATAGCCGGCCGCGCGGAAGACCATACCCTGACCGCGGGCGTCCTTGCCGAGCCAGTAAATCTGATTGTCCATTTTGGCGACGGAATACGGCGCCGCGCAGCCAAGTTCGTTAAACGCGCCCTGAATGCGCGCCAGCGGAAAGTCGATTTGCCCTGCGTCGTACCACACTTCGGTCGAGTTGGTGCCGAACACCCAAACTTCGCGGTGATCGACGAACACCGACACAACGCCGTCTGGGCTGCCTTCGGCGCTGGCAAATTCCAGCGGGTCAACCTGTGTACCGTCTAGCAGCGACGTGACCCAAATTTTTTGGCTATTCGGCTCATTGAACACAAAATAGCCGTCGATGTAGCCGACAGTCGCTGCGCCGGGGAAGTCTGGGTCAGTAATCTGTTGAAACGCATCGGTCTGCGCGTTGTAGATATAGCCCTGCGGATTGGCGGCAATGAATAGCTGCGTACCGTTGTCGGCCATACTGACCGGGCCAGTGCCCGCTACAGTGCCTTTGGCTACCGCGACCCAGCTATTGTTGATCTGGTACAAGGTGTTGCCGGATACAGCGTAACCGTAATTGCCGAACTGCCACAGCCCGCGGATAGGGCCGGCGCCAAGATTGGCCAGTTGCGTCAACCCCGGAGCGCGCTGAAGAAAGGCCGGCTCTTTGCCGCCCTCTGGCACGACTTCGGGGAATAAATTGACCATGCGGTTGTCGGCGGCGTTGACGCTGCGAGCGACATACGCCGACCCGAGGATCGGCGTCTTCATCAATAGTTCCCTGCGTAGACGTTAAACCGCTGCCGTGTCGCCACGAGGCTGTACGGCATGGACATGATGTCGTCCGGGTTGTTGATGCGCTTGAGGTTACGCTTGCTGGTCATAGCAATACGCATGACCTGCGGCGTCGGCTCGACGCCGAACTCCGGTGCCATTTCGCACGCCAGATTGTAGCGGAACGCACGCAGATAGCCCGGCGGGAAAGACAAGTTAGTCGTCAAAGTGGCGGGCTTCGTCAACTCTTCGACGGAGATGAAGTGCCACTCCAAGTCGCGGGTCGGCTTGGGATAGACAAACATGTCGATGTCGGGAAATGTGTTATTGACGAAAATAACCTGTGGATAAGTCGATGTGACGGTTTTGACCGCGATCCCATCGTACTGCTGCTGATTGATAAATTTGATGCCGTAGCTGACATTCGTGCTAGGATCGCGGAAATACGTCGCGTCGTCCAGCAGGATTGGGCGGTTGCCAACAAAATCACCGCTGGGGCCGAGCGTGCGGTTAAGCTGACCGGCCGGCCAAGTGAACACCTGATCCTGCGTTGAGAAGACTGACAGCCGCTCTGTATTCCAGCTATCAATCATCTGGTTCATGGCGTTCAGCGCGTCCTGCGACGTTTCCGCCGATGGAACTTCGCCTTCCGCCAGAACGCCTAGAAGCCGCAGCGATCCGTTAATTATGTCACCGGCCGTCGCCATTATTTAACCTTCCTCAGATGCGCGCTGTCGTCCACGGCGGCGGGTAGACTTATCGCCGGGAAGCGAGCCTCCAAGATGCCCGTCGCCATCATGGTCTAAAGGGTGCTGTTTTGGCTTTACTTCGTCAATAGTAAAGCGCGTCCAGCCGTGCATTTCGTCGTATTCAGCCTCATGGTCGCTAATTGCCACTTTAGCGCCATGCACAGGGTGAGACATGTAAATTACAGACATAACGGCCCCTCAAAAATGGACGGCCCGAAGGCCGCCCACTGTATTGTTACGCAATCAAGCTAAGGGCCTGAAGGCGGCTTTCAAGTTGAGCAACGCGGGCCTGAAGGTTAGCAATAACCGACAGAACAGTGTTGCCTTCATCCTTGGTCACAAAACCATACCCACCAGTAGCAGTCAGGTCTTGGATGGCGTAATCAGGCGTACCGGGAGCAGTTGACGTGATTGTCGTAAGCTGGGCGGTGAGCGCTGCGCCTTTGGCCGTGTACACGGGGTTTTCAATGGTGGGGCCGTTGAGATACTGGTCCTCGTAAGCAACACCGATTGGCTTGTTGTTTGGCATTAGCTTAGTCCTTTAGTTGAAGGGGGCCGAAGCCCCCTTCGGGGTTACATCAGGAACGCAGACCAAGTAGCGTCGCCGGTCTTGACGAACTTGTAGGTATAGGCGCCAAAACGCGGCACCGTCACCGAACCGTACACGGTGATACCCGTGCCAGCGGTCACAGGAACCGTCGAAGACGAGCCTGAGTTGTTGTTGTTGCAGATCGTCAGGTTGAACGACGAACCGACCTTGGCCGACGGAATAGCAGCATCAAGCTGCGCGCCCGTAGCGGTCGTAACAGTCAGGGTAGCGTCGCTGGCCTTAGCGCACACGACCAGACCAACAGCCATCTGGGCAGCGGTCAGGGTGGCGTCGCCGGTGAGCGAAGTCGGGATCGACTGTACGCCGAGGACGGCTTCGGTCAGATTGCCATCGCCAAGCTGGTAGCCACCAGCACCATTAGGAAGAGCCATTGTAATTCTCCTATAAGAATGTGCCCCCGACCGAAGCCGGGGGCGTGAGTTGATTAACCCCAGAGACGGCAAGCCATCTGCGGGCGAATCACACTGTAGCCGTACAGCACGTCAATACGACACGGCATGCGGTCGTTG